GTCTCGCGCACGTTGACGCAAGTTGAGGGTGGGGGGTGTAAGTTGTTGAAGTGGTTGTATATTGTAGCATTGTCCTGAAAAGTTGGAGTTGATAACAAGTTTTATTGGAGAAAAAGCCATGGCACGACCAGGACCAAAGCCGCAGCCGACGCGGATAAAGGAGTTGAAAGGCGGGCGATCTACTTATCACAGGGGCATGCCGAAAAATGAGCCGGAGCCGGAGAAGGCAAAGCGGTGCCCGCCGGCCCCGGCACACCTGTCTGACCCGGCAAAAAAAGAGTGGAAGCGGATCGCTGCCGAGCTGTACCGGCTGGGCCTGCTGACCACCGTGGACCGGACCGGGCTGGAGGCATACTGCATGGCGTATGCCCAGTGGCTGGAGGCCACCGAAAAGATCAAGAAGCACGGCATGGTGATCAAAGCACCGTCCGGGTTTCCGGTGCAAAACCCGTTTCTTGCCATTGCCAACCGGGCCGCGTCGGAAATGCGGACGTGGTTGTGCGAGTTCGGCATGACGCCATCATCACGAACCCGGGTAAAGGCAACGCCTATTGACAAGCAGGACGGCGACCCCAAAAACCCCATTGACGCCTGGCAGCGGAAGATAAGGCAGGTGAAGTGAAGCCAGCCACACTGAAATCTTTAAGTGATCATCCGGCGCACCGGTATGCCGGGGACGTGGTGGCCGGCCGGGTGGTGGCGTGCCGGTGGGTAAAGCTGGCGTGTGAGCGGTATTTTTTCGACCGGCGCCATCAGAAAATCAAGGGGTTTGTTTTTGACCGGCAGGCCGCTGAGACGGCGGTGTCGTTTTATGAGTTGTGCCACCATTTCAAGGGCGAATGGTCGGGCACGCAGATTGCGCTGGAGCCCTGGCAGCAGTTTGTGGTGTGGAACGTGTTTGGGTGGGTGTGGGCGGACTCGGGCCTTCGGCGGTTTCGCACGGTGTATGAGACGGTTGCGCGGAAGAACGGCAAGACAACAAAGGTGGCCCCGGTGGGCCTGTTTATGCTGTGGCGTCGGGGGGATTGTGAGCCAGGCGCCGAGGTGTACAGCGTGGCCCACGACAAGAAGCAGGCCCGGGAGGTGTTTGACGCGGCCAGGGTAATTGCCATGACCGGTCCGCTGGCGGCCGAGCTGGAGGTGCTGGCCCATAATATCAACGACACCGCGGCGTATTCCAAGTTTGAGCCGCTGACAGCGGACCACGACAGCCACCACGGCAAGAACATTCATTGCGCCCTGTGTGACGAGCTTCACGTGTGGCCCAAGCGGGACCTGTGGAACGTGCTGCAGACCGGCACCGGGTCCCGTCGCCAGCCGCTGATGTGGGCCATCACTACGGCCGGGTCGGACCAGAACTCCATCTGTTACGACCTGCATGAATATACCCAGCGGGTGTTAAAAGGGTTTGAGGGCGGGTTTGTGGATGACTCGTTTTTCGGGATCATCTACACGCTGGACCGGAAAAGCGACTGGCCGGAGCTGCAAACCAAGGAGGAGCACAATGACAACCCGTCCGGCGCGGTGGAAGACGACATTTTTGACCCGGCGGTGTGGATAAAGGCAAACCCGAACCTGGGCGTGTCTGTAAAGCTGGACGACATTGAGTCTTTGGCAAAAAGAGCCCGTGCCATTCCGGCGGACATCAACGATTTTATGCGTCTGAAATGTAACATCTGGACCCAGCAGGTGACGCGGTGGCTGTCCCTGGAAGACTGGGACGCGAACTTTACCAGGGAGATTTATTGCCATGGTGATTAAACAGGTGGACTGGGCGGCAACAAGGGAGCGGTTTCGCGGGCGGTGGTGCTGCGCGGGAATTGATCTGTCTGCTGTGGATGACCTGACCTGCTGTGTTTATATGTTCCCGGACAAGTCGGACCGGCAGCAGGTTGACATTCTGATGCGCACCTGGTGCCCGGCGGCGAAAATCTCGGACCCGAAAAACAAGTACATGGGCCAGTACCAGGCATGGGCGCGGGCCGGGTGGATTCACACAACAGAAGGCAACGCCGTTGATTACGACTTTGTGCGGCGGGAAATTGTGGCGGACAGCAAGGTGTTCCAGATCGGGCTGGTGGGTGTTGACCGGGGGTTTGACGGCATCGGGTTTTCCATTGCCCTGGGGAACGACCTGGGCCACAGCGAAAAGCGGCCCATCATCATCACCTGCACAAACAACCCGGTAAAGATAGGCCCGGTGTGCCAGGAGTTTGAGCGGCGGCTGCTGGAAAAAAAGCTCAACCACGGCGGCAACCCTGTGCTGCGGTTCATGGTGGACTCAGTGGCTGTGCGCGTGGACGCGGACGGGAACAAGAAGCCGGACAAGGACAAAAGCCAGGGCAAGATCGACGGCGTGATGGGCATGCTGTATGCCCTGGACCGGCTGGTAAGAAGCAAGCCGCCGGCGAAAATTAAAATGCCGACCAGCGTTTAAACCATCTATAAGGAGCGTTTTATGGATTGCCCGGTGTGCCAGAAAAAAGGAAAAAGCCAGCGGTTGCGCGTGACAAACAGCCGTCCGGATGGGCCGTTTCGGCGCCTGCGGTTCTACGAGTGCCAGGTGTGCGGGTTTTCCGCATGGAACACCGAGACCCTGGAGGCCGCGGTTAAGGTGGTGGCCGTCCCTGGCCGCACCGGTATCAACGATTGTGCAAGGTGTGGCTGACATGCCACAGAAAGGGGGTGATATGAAATGGCGAAAGCAAAAAGCATCCGCGCTAAGAAGCGGCCGGCGTTCGGCCCGGGAAGCCGGGGCGGTGCGACACGAAAACGCGGCAGGGTTCAGGCCTCCAGGGGGTAGCCCATGCTGAATGACGTTATCGAAACCGCTTCCAGGTTATCCGACAGCGTCATCGTGTCGTTTTCCGGCGGCAGAGACAGTGTTGTTGTGCTGGATCTCTGCCGCCGGTTTTTTAAAACGGTTCATGTGTTTTTCATGTATCAGGTAGCCGGGCTTGAGTTTCAGGAGCGGGTGATCCGGCATTATGAAAGCCGGTTTGGCTTCCCGGTGCTGCGGGTTCCCGATTCATGTCTGTCCGGCATGTTCCGGTATGGCTATTTTCGTGCGCCGGACGATGACTGCCCCATTGTTCTACAGGCCGATGTTGAGGCTTATGTCCGGTCCGTCACCGGAGCGGACTGGATTGCATCCGGCGAAAAGATAAAGGACAGTATATGGCGGCGGGCCATGATTAAAAAAAGCGGTTCGATTGACTATGCCCGGCGCCGGGTGTATCCGCTGGCATACTGGTCAAGAAAACAGGTGGACGCCTATGTCCGGATGAACCGGCTGCCGGTTGCGAACGAGGCAAAATTTACCAAGCGCGGCTCATCGTTTTCTGATTTTTCCCCATATTCAATGGCAATGGTGAAGCAGTATTATCCAAAGGACTATGAAACCATCAAGCGGTGGTTTCCATTTATCGAGGCATCGGTGAAAAAATATGAAATCCACAAAACAAAAAACTGTGCAGGCAGTGCAGACAAAGTATCAGACGTTTAAGGTCGAGACCATTCACCGGTCTGAGCTGGTGAACGCGGATTATAATCCGCGCACCATCAGCGATGACGCATTAAAGCGGCTTTCCGCCGCCGTGAAAAAACTTGGCATTGTGCAGCCGCCGGTGTGGAACCGGCGGACCGGCCGGGTGGTTGGCGGCCATCAGCGCTTAAGGGCACTGGACGCGCTTCACCGAACCAACGACTACACGCTGGATGTGGCAGTGATCGACGTTGACGAAAAGCAGGAAGTTGAAACCAATCTGGCACTCAATAACGAGTCGATCATGGGCGATTTTGATCTTGATCTGATGGCCGACCTGAAAGACCGGTTTGACATGGCCGCCCTGGACTTCAAGGCGGCCGGGTTTACCGACGCCGACCTTGACCTGATGTTTGACGGCGAGTTCTCAAGCCAGTTTTTTGAAGACGACAAAGAGGTGACCGAAACAAAAGAAAAGCTGAATGAGATCAAGGCTGTTCGTGAAAAGGCGGCCGCCGGGTTTAAGGAAAACCTGTCTGATGAGTTTTTTTTCGCGGTGATCTGCGAGAGCCGGCAGCAAAAAGAGGAGCTGCTGAAACGTCTCGGTGTGCCCGGCTTTGAAACGTATATCAGCAGCTCCAAGGTGTTTGACGCTTTAAAAACGGATGTTTAGAGCGTAACATCCAGCACGCGGCCCAGCCGAATGGCATACAGGCCATCGACAACAGTGAGACCCTTGAACTCCACGCGCATGCGCGGTGATGTCGGCGCATAACCGTTGCGAAAAATGATGGTGTCAAACGGCTTGGGCCGTCCGGCGGCATCAAACAGGCGGGTGGTCCAATATGATTTTACCTCCCGGTATTCGGTTTTTTTTGTGCCTGCGGCAATCTGATCAAACCACTGTTTTTGCAGAGTCATATGCAGCGTTTGTGTCATTATTTTTTACCCTCCTTTGCCGCGAGTTCCATCACATACGCCTCGCCGTCGAATTTTTCCGGGGCCGAGGTGTGGTGCCAGAACCCTGAGACCCAGATCTCCAGGCAGGCGCACTGCCACCTGGAGAGGTTCAGGAGTTTGTCGATCAGGTCTTTGTCCACGCCCCACTTTTCCTCGTACATGCCGGGATAGAGCGCAAAACTATCCTGAATTGAAATGTTGATGTGCCTGCCGGCCGTGGCCCACTGCCCGAATGTGTTCATGGCGTGGCCGTTCATCACATCCAGGATCATCCAGAGTTCGCCTCGGGTGAACGTGCCCCGCATTTCCGCCAGGGTGTGGCGAATCAGGTGAGGGACTTCCTCCAGCGCCCAGCCTGCGGCGTTGTTGTTGTTGGGGAAATACTCCCGCCACCACTCCATGGTTGTTTCGCGCACGTCCGGGGAGACCCGGACAGAATCGGTTTTTGGCATTTTTAATTCTCCTTTTTGGGTTAAGGGCCGGTTGCCCGGCCCGGTGGGTGATGAGTTATCAGTCCGGGTCCACGCCCGGGACCTCCAGGGTATGCATGCAGTATTCGCCGGGCGGCAAAATAACAGGGGCGTGGCTGGTGTGGGTGATCCTGATCGGGGTTGCGCTGGCAAAATACCGGCCGTTGCGCACCATGGCCGCGCTGGCGATGGTGTGAGACTCTCGCACGTGCCAGGGGCGGGGCTGGGGGTGGAGTTCCACCGGGGGAATTGTGCGCATGGGCAGCTCTGTGCCGCACCGCCAGCAGGTGGGGTGGTCCCCGGTGTTGCTGGTGCCGCATTCCGGGCAGGTGGCGGCCCGTTCCTCGCGCGTGGCGGTCTGAATTTTTACCGGGCGAAACAGGAGGTCGCCCTGGCGGTAACATCCATCCAGGGATCGCACCTGGAAACACCGGCACATGGCATCCTCAACCGTTGTGTCCAGGGCCGCGTTGCCGTGCTCATCGTGCGATTGCGGCAGGTTGTGAATCTCAAAACCCCACTCGTCGCCGTTATCATCAATGCCGCACAGGTAGCCGGCGCCGGTGCCGGAGAGGGTGTGTCCCCATGATTTATCCCACCGTTTATAATTCACCGACTCGCACTCCAAAAACAGCGCGGCCCGCCATTTTTCAGACACGTCGGCCAGATAATTTTTGCTAAACGGCGGGTGAAAATAGGATTTTACCGCCTCGGCGGTGGCGCGCCAGAACTCGCCGGCGGCAAGGGCGGCGGCATCCTGCTGCCGTTCCGCCTGTTTTGCGGTGCGGCGGGACATCATTACCGCGCCGTTGTGCACCCGCATCATACCTATGATCTGTTTTTGCCATTCCTGCCACGCCTTAATTTCGGCCTGCCGGCGGCGCACGTCGGCGGCGGTGGGCAGGTGGGCGATCACATCGTTGCCGTGTGCCAGCTCATATGCGATTTTGATTTTTTCGCGCTGGGCCGCGCCGGACTTGGTTTTTGCGGGAATCATGCACCAGTTGCCCCACCCGTATTTTGCGTTGCCGCCGCCGATTTTTGCAGATTCGGCGGTGTAGATGGTGGCCACCGCCCAGATTTCCCGGTTTGCCGCAGAATACATATCCCAGAGTTCCGGGTGAGGGCCTGCGCCGGTGTTTTTGGGCGGATTGATGCTGTCCACCGGCAGCGCAATGCGTGCCGCGCGGTGCAGGCGCACCTCAGCCTGGGTGCTGGTATCGCGCACAGCCGCATCGATTACGAGCCCCATGTTTTCGCGGGCGGCCGCGATTTTGGTTGCAATCCCATCTGTTGTTTTGTACAATTTTTTTACCATGATCAATCCTCCTATTCAGGGTTGGTTTTGGTTGCCCCGGTGGGTTCCGTCCGCCGGGGCTTTTTGTTTTCCGGGCGACCATCGCCCGACCTTGATTATCATCATACCATATTATATATGCGTGTCAAGAGTTTTTTTTGATAAAATCAAAAAAAACTCAAAATAGGTGAAACCACAAGGTGTGGTGGTGAAAAAGTCTATATGTAGCTACATATAGACACGGACGCTTGATCTGGTTGCGGCGTGGTGTGAAAATCCCACCATGAATCCACTCTTACATGCAGGCGACACAAAGCACAGGAGGACGCAAAATGCACAGGTAAACACTGCCGGCGGCCGCGCGCCGGGCAGGGTGACGCGCGGCGATGTGTTGCAGGGCATGGGCCTGGTCCTTTTGGGATCGGGCCTTTTTGTTTTGTGGGGACCGGGCGCGGCACTTGCCGTTGTGGGTGTGCTGCTGGTGGTGATGGGCTTTTTCGGGGGATAGTCCATGGGGGTGTTTCCGACACTCAAAGAGGTGCGGTCCCGGGAGCGGCAGAGCAACAGCCTGCCGGGCACGGATGACTTTTGGTATGGCGTGGCCGGCCGTGCGTCCAAGGCCGGGGTGAATGTGACCGAGACCACGGCCTTGAATTTTCTGGCCGTGTTCGACTGCGTGTCGCTGATCTCCGGCGACATGGCCCGGCTGCCGCTGATCCTGTACCGGCGCACGTCCATGGGAAAAGAGCGGGCCGTGGACCACCCGCTTTACGACATTCTGCATTCCGCGCCCAACCCGGAAATGACATCGTTTAATTTCCGCGAAGCGGGCCAGAACCACCTGCTGCTGTGGGGCAACCACATGTCGGTGGTGGAGCGGGCCAGCCTTTCCGGCCGGGTGCTGGCGGTGTGGCCCCTGGCCGATCCTGGCCAGGTGCGCATTCGGCGGGAGCCTGACGGCCGGATCTCCTACACGTTCAAAATGAACGGCCGCACCGTGACCAAATTCAGAAACGAAATGTTTCACGTGCCGGGATTCGGGTTTGACGGCATTCGGGGCCAGTCCGTGATCCGGTACTCCCGTGAGGCCATTGCCGTTGGCCTGGCCGCCGAGGAGTTCGGGGCCAGGTATTTCGGTGACGGCATGCACGCGGGCGGGCACATGGATGTGCCCCATGACCTGGGGGAACAGGAGGCGGAATACAAGGAGCGGTTGAGAAAAGAGTACGCCGGCCTGAAAAACTCCCACGGCATTCTGATCACACAAAACGGCGAAAAGTTCACGCCGTTTTCCATGCCCCTGGACGACGCCCAGTTCCTTGAAACCCGGACCTTCCAGAAAATAGAGATCTGCGGCATGTACCACGTGCCGCCCCATAAAATCGCCATTCACGGCCAAAACTCCAACTACAACAACCTGGAGCAGGAAAACGGCAGCTATGTGGACAGTTGCCTGATGCACTGGATCACCCGGTGGGAGCAGGCCATATCTCTTCAACTACTGACCCCGGCGGAACGCAAGGCCGGGTATTTTGCCGAGTTTCTGGTGGAGGGCCTGCTGCGGGGCGACAGTGTGGCCAGGGCCGACTACTACAATAAACTTTTCAATGTGGGCGGGATCACAATAAATCAAATATGTGACAAAGAAAACTTTAACCGAGACCCGTCACCAGCAGCCGACAAAAGATTCGTGATGCTGAACATGATTCCACTGGACCGGGCCGATGACGTGGAGCCGCCCGCTGCCCAGGGCGCGGCGGCCGGCCGGTTTGTTTCCGGCACGGCGGAGCACCGGGCCATGGGGTCGGTCCTTTTGCGGGACCGGATCACCCGGCAATACCTGCCCCTGATCCGGCGGGCGGCCGAGCGCATCGTAAACCGGGAAACCATTGCCGTGAAACGGCAGATGGACAAACAGGCCAAAGAGCGGGCTGAAATCAGCATTGACGCCTGGCTGGCTGATTTTTACCGGGATCTGCCCGAATACATCAAAACCGAAATCGGCCCGGTGTTTGAGTCTTTCTGCAGGGCAATATCCGACGCGGCCGGAGATGAAACCGGGAAGCCCATGAGCGAGGCCATGGTGCGGCAGTTTGTGTCCGATTACGTGGACACGTTTGCCGGACGTCACGCGGCCGATTCCCTGGGCCAGCTCCGCGCCCTGCTGGCCGACCCGGACACGGCGGCCGCGGCCATCGAGGAACGTGTCAACGAATGGTCGGAAACCCGGCCGGAAAAAATAACCATCAACGAGTCGGTCCGTGCGGGGTCGGCCGTGTACCAGGCCGTGGCCTTTGCCGCCGGCCTGGCCACGGTATGGAAAAACCGGGGCGCGGAAACCTGCCCTTACTGCAAGGAACTCAACGGCCGGCGGGTGGCGTATGGCCAGTGGTTTGCGTCCGACGGAGAGGAAATCAACCCGTCCGGCGGCACCGGGCCCATGAAAATAAACGGCATAAAAAAGCACCCGCCCCTTCATCAGGGGTGTGACTGTTACCTGGAGGTGGGACGATGAAAAAAGAGCAAGTGGAAACACGCGGGTTTACCGTGGAATTGAGGGAAGCCGGGGACGGCAGCCAGGAGCAAAACCGGCTGACAGGGTATGCGGCGGTGTTCAACACCTGGAGCGAGGACCTGGGCGGGTTTGTGGAGCGGATCGTGCCGGGCGCGTTTGCCGGGGCGCTTACCGTGAGCGACGTGCGCGCGCTGTACAACCACGATTCAAACCAGCTTCCCCTGGGCCGCACGCCAAAGACGCTGCGCCTTGCCGAAGACGACCACGGCCTGCGCGTGGAGATCGACCTGCCGGACACCCAGCACGCCAGGGACCTGATGACGTCGGTGCGGCGGGGCGACATTTCCCAGATGAGTTTCGGTTTCCGCGTGGCTGAAAACGGCGACAAGTGGCAGAACGCGGACGGCAAGATCACGCGCACCATCCGCGCCGTGGGCGAGCTGTTCGACGTGTCGCCGGTGGTGTTCCCGGCCTACCCGGCCACCCAGGTGGCGGCAAGGGCACTTGACAAAGCAAAGGAAATTTCCGCCCGCGCGACCGCGGGCGTGAATAACGGCGCGACCGCCGATGAGAAAAAGAACCTGGAAATAGACCTGTTAACCATCAACAAAAGGAGAATTATCAATGGATAAACTCAAGAAACTTCAGGAACGATTTGCGGCTGTCATGGCCGGCCTGGAGGAGATCAGAAAACTGGACGGCGACAAGCTGACAGATGAAAAGCGGGCCGAGCGTGACGCCCTGCTGGCCGAGGCTCGCACCCTTGAAAAAGACATCGAAGCGGAAAAAGAGCTTTGCCGCCTGGGCGACAAGGACGGTTCGGACGGCAACGCGGCCCGCGCCTCCATCGAAGGCGTGGACCAGCCGGTTTACCGCGGCACCCAGGCCGCTGCCTTTGGCCAGCAGTGCGTGGACGTGGCCCTGGTGACTGCCCCCGGCCATGCCGACCGGCGGGACGTTGACGCGGCCCGGACCCGGCTCGAACACAACACCAAGCGCGCCCTGGAGCTGATTGAAAAGCGGCAGGGCCAGCCCGCTTCCAGGGAGTTTGTTGACAAGTCCATGCGCCCGATTTTTTCGCCGGAAGCGCGCGCCGCCGGCACCGGCCAGGTGCAGGGCGTTGGGTCCGAGGGCGGTTTCCTGCTTCAGAGCGAGACCTCCATTGACCTGATGACCCACGGGTTCAACAACAGCGAAGTGCTGCGCCGGTGCCAGCGCAGGACCCTGACCGGCTCCGAGTCCCTGGAGATCGTCGGCATTGACGAAACCAGCCGGGCCGACGGATCACGCGGCGGCGGCGTGCGGGTTTACACCGATGCCGAACTGTCCCAGATCTCCAGCTCCATGACCAAGTTTGAAAAAATCAAGCTGTCCCCGGAGCGGCTGACCGGCATGTATTACGCCTCGGACAAAATTCTGATGAACGCCACGTTCCTGGGCCAGGAAATGCGCCAGCTTTTCACCGAGGAGTTTTCGTTCAAAACCCAGGACCTGGTGATGGAAGGCACTGGCGCGGGCCAGGCCCTTGGCATCAAGAACGCGGACTGCAAAATCTCCATTACCGCAGAGACCGCCCAGGCAGCGGACACCATTGTGTCCCAGAACGTGCTCAAAATGTTTGAGCGGTTTTACCTGCGCGGGCCTGCCGGATCGGTGGCGTGGTTTGCCAACCGCAACACCTTTACCCAGCTTTTCTCCATGACCCATGACGTGGGCACCGGCGGCGAAATGGCCAGGCTGTTTACGCCTGCCAGAAACCCCGGGGAGCAGGGGTCCATGCTGGGTTATCCAGTGGTGTTCATCGAGCAGGCCGAAAGCCTGGGCGACGCCGGGGACCTGTGGCTTTGCGACTTTTCCCAGTACGTGTGCGTGGATTACGGCGACATCAACGAGGCGTCGTCCATTCATTTTAAATTCGACTACGCCCAGACCACGTTCCGGTTCGTCTACTACTTTGACGGCCAGCCGCGGCTGGTGTCGGCGATCACGCCGTTCAAGGGCTCGTCCTCCACGGTCAGCCCGTTTGTGCGGATTGCGGCCCGGTAACAGGCACGCTTAAACCCGGCCGGGCTTGCCCGGCCAGCAAATAAAGGAGAATGACAATGTTTAACCTGGTGGAAAGCCTGAAACTGATTCAGGGCCATGAGCCGGTTGCGGCCAACGCCCTGGCCACAGCGGACTATATCTGCTGCAAAAACTTCAAAAAAGTGTGGGTGGTGGTTCACCACTATTCCGGCGGCGGAGACACCGACCTGGTGGTGACCTTTAACGAGGCCACTGACGTGGCCGCCGGCACTACATCGGCCGTCGCCACGGCATGCCCCATCTGGTACAACGTGGACACAGCGTCCGGTGATACCCTGACCAGGGCCACCGACGGGTACACGTTCACCGTGGACACCACCGCAGGCAAGGACCAGATATGGGTGTTTGAATGGGACCCGGCCAAGCACACCGCAGGGTATGACTGCATCGCCCTGGCCTCATCGGGTGGAAACGCAGGCAATATGGTGTCGGTGCTGTACCTGGGCGAAACCCGGTACGCATCCGACAGCCCGCCCGCGGCCATAACCGACTAGACCGTTGACCGGGGCGCGCCATGACGGGCGCCCCGTCGGCCGCAAAGGAGGGACCGATGCTTGTAAGACTGACAGACAAAGGCCGGAAACAGTTCGGGTTTGCCGGGGACAGAACCGAAACCAACGTGTCCCACGCCCGGGCGTTTGCCATGATGACCGCCGGCCTTGCCGTGGAAGACAAGGGCTTTATGGCCCTGTTTTCCGGGCCGGTTGAAGCCCCGGCGCCCGCGCCTGAACCCGAGGCGCCACAGGCACCGGCGCCGGTTGACCCGGCAAAAACAACCACCAAAGAAACGTCTGTTTCCCGGGCCGCGGGCCGCAGGGAAAAGGCAAAGAAAGGATAATCACCCATGAAACGACTGTTTTCTTTCAATCGGCTGATGCGTCCGGCGCCGGGGCAGTGACCATTGTGGTGTCCGGCTTTATCAAATAAACGGGGGGCCGACATGCCTATGGACATTGACAGAAAGACTTACATGGAGGCCGACGAGCGGACCCGGGCCGGACTGCAATATGACCTGTTTTCCGCCATGATCCACAAAATTGAGTCAGCCCCGTGCGTGTCCAGGGCCGCCGGGTGCGACATCCGGTTCAAGCGGATCGAAACGGTCTGGGCCAAGGTGGCCGGCGCACTTGTGCTTCTGTCAATCGCAGGCCCGTGGATCATGCGGCTGATCATGCGGTAATGGGTGGTGCAATATGTTCACGTTCGGTCAACAGAGCAAGGCCCGTCTTTCCTCCTGCCGGCAGGAGATGCAGGACATTGCGTTTCGCGCGCTGGCCTGGAACGTGATTGACTTTGCCTGCGTGGAGGGCCACCGGGGCCAGGAGATGCAGAACCTGTTTTTTGAAACCGGAAAATCGCGGGTAAAATTTCCAAACGGCAAACACAACACCACGCCGTCCGATGCCATGGACCTGGTTCCGGTGGTCAACAAAAAGCTGTCATGGAACGTCAACCACTGCCTGGTGCTGGCCGGTGTTGTGCTGGCCGCTGCCGCGTCCCTGGGCTACCGGGTGCGGTGGGGCGGCAACTGGGACATGGACGGCGAACCGGTGACAGACCAGGACTTTCAGGACCTGGTTCACTTTGAATGGGTCGGCCGCGTGGCCGGCTAAACAACACAAGGAGGATATTATGTTTGATTTTTTGAAAAAAACCGCAAAGTCAAAGACCGTCAATTTTAACGTGCTGGTGCCAGCCGTGCTGGCCCTTGCCCAAGCCTTTGGCTTTGAAATCCCCAAAGACGTGGCAGTGGGCATCCTGGCCATCGGCAACGTTATCCTGCGGTTCTTCACCGACCGGGCCATTAAGGACAAATAAACATGCCGCTGTTTGCCCCCAAACTTACCGACCTAACCGCATCCGTTGACCTGGGCTACAAGGCCCGGATTACGGTGGGGGGGAAGGATAAGGCTAAACTCCTTCCGTCTGTCAATGCGTCTTTTAGCCGCAAGCTGGCTGATGAATTTTTCCTTAACGTCCGGGC